GTATCCCCTATCATGCTGCCCCTTATGAGGCGAACCCGTACTCGTTCTTTGGCGTGGGTATTGCCGAGAACATGGCAGACACCCAGTTGCTTATGAATGGCTTCATGCGGATGGCTGTAGATAACGCCGCACTGTCTGGAAACCTTCTTATTGAGATAGACGAGACGAACCTAACTCCAGGCCAGTCTATGGATGTATATCCTGGAAAAGTGTTCCGCCGTCAGGCAGGGGCACCTGGACAAGCCATCTTTGGAACTAAGTTTCCTAACGTCTCAAATGAGCTTTTAATGATGTTTGATAAGGCTCGCCAGCTATCGGATGAGTCTACGGGATTACCTAGTTACTCTCACGGTAGCACAGGTGTTATGAGTACTGGACGTACAGCAAGTGGTATGTCGATGCTTATGGGCGCTGCTGCGGGTAACATTAAAGCTGTCGTTAAAAACATTGACGACTTCTTATTGGGTCCTTTGGGTAAAGCCCTCTTTGCATTCAACATGCAGTTTAACTTCAAAAAAGAAATGCTTGGTGATTTAGATGTAGTCTCTAAGGGCACAGAGTCCCTGATGAGAAACGAAGTCAGATCCCAGCGCCTGCTACAATTTATGCAGATGGCGGCTAATCCAACAATGGCCCCATTTGTTCGCTTTGATTACATCTTGCGTGAGCTGGCCACCTCTATGGATCTGGATGAAGATAAGATCCTTAATGATCCTCGTGAGGCAGCTATACAGGCTAAGTTCATGGCCGAGCTTCAAGCCGCACAACCACAGGCAGAGCAAGCCGCTATGTCGGGCGCACCAAGCCCAATGGACCCGACAGGAACTGGCGGCAACATAGCTGCTGGAAATGCTCCAGCACCTGACACAGCAGGCTTTACCGGAGGTGGACCTCAAGGTGGGCCCCCTGAAGGAGCCCTTCCCCCTGAATTACCTGCGGGTGTTTAATGGATAGAGAATTAGCGCGGTATCTACTTCTTCTAGTCAACGATACGGAGTCTTACGACAGATTACAGGCTCTTATAGCTGATAAGATTAAAGGGCACCTAAAGAACCTAGAGATTACTACGGACACGGTTCGTATATACCAGATACAGGGGGCTATATCAGAGCTTCGGCGCTGGGAGCACTTGAAGGAGTCCATTAGAGAGTCCGCCTCATGAAGGGAAAATTACATCAGTTCTTTCCCCTCAGTATATACTCTGGGTTAGCAGGATTAACTACAGAGCAGCGGGAGGCCATGGTTAGGGATGTAGACTTAGCAGTCGAGTCCACCGGCTACTCAGATGACAACTCTTCATGGACGGGCGACGTCAATGGTTACCACCAGCTACATGACGACCCTATTTATGCTCCTCTTGTAGCCGTAGTCCACAAGGCTCTAATCGAGTACAACACAGCGGCAGGAATAGCCCCCAATCAATACGACTATTGGTTTACTCGTAGTTGGGCAGTTAAGCAGACTGAAGGCCGCGTCATAGATTACCACCGACATGAGATGTCTCATATAAGTATTGTGTACTACCCCGAGGTACCCAAGGGCTCAGGTTCCCTACAGTTAGCTACGGACAGTCACCAGAATGAGCTTTACGACGGGATGTTTCGTCCCGAGCAGTACGCACAAAGAATGGTATCTTTAAGCAACCCTCACAGCGCTGCTGAGACGGGCTTAGTGGTGTCTAATGATCTACTAGTACTTTTCCCCTCTAAGACGGGGCACAGGACATCCCCCAACAAGACTGGGTCTCCAAGATACAGCATCACTATGGATGTTCTAATGACTCTCAAATCAGCAGACAGACATGAGTTTGGCTTACCACCAGTTGAAAACTGGAAAAAACTTCTAGGGTAATTAATGAGCGCACTGACAGATAAAATCATAGACGGTGGTAAGGGTCTTATGAGCGGCCTCCGAGACATGGCGGACTATGGAGAGCTAGACAATGTGGCGGACTACACTCCAGCGATGCAAGAAAGAATTGCTGGTGCTGTAGAGCAAGGGGCCACACCTAGAACTTTATACCATGGTGGATCTTCTAATATAAAAGAGATTGATCCTGAGAAGTTCCAGCAACGAGACTTCGGGTTTCTGGGGGCCGGATTATATATGTCAGAGTCCCCTGCTGTAGCAGACTTCTACGCGAAATCATCAGCTAGAAAGTCAGCCGCAAAAGGTGACACTGAGGTCGGGGCTAACATCATGCCTCTGGTTACCACAGCAAAAAATACAAAGGTCTACACTCAGGCCGAAAAATCGGAAATACAAAATTCCCTAAAAGACTGGGATAGGGCTAAGGCCTTTAGCGATGATCTTATTGCACAGGGCTATGACAGTGCAGCCGTAGTAGACGTCAATGGAGCGTACACTGAGTTTGTGGCGTATGACCCTACTATAGTTCGGTCTGTGAACGCCAAGTTTGACCCAAAGAAAGCCGGCAGCAGCAACATAATGGCGGGCTCTGCTGCCACTGCTGTAGGTGCCTCTGCACTTATGCCTTCTGAGGCAAGAGCTGATGATTACGACCAGTCTATGTATAGATTAGACGGCTCTGAAAAATCTATGCGAGGCTTTTTGGGCCCAATAGAGAACGTCAACGGCGGTACTATGACCGAGTATTCTATCGGTGTAGAGATAGACGGTGAAGAAGTTCAGATGCCTTCAATGGTTCCTACTCTATCAGACGACGAGATAGAGACGATGAGAAACATGCGTGACGGGGACCCAATACCCCAGCAGATTAAAACTAAGGCTATCGATCACTATTACCAGCGAATTGAAGAAGGGAAAGACCCTTTCTACCAAGACGGTGAGGACGACGTGGGCTCAATCGAGCCTTACGAACCTAACTTTAGAGACAGTATCCAGCAAAAGCTTGCCGACTTCATGGGTGGCGAGAGAGATGATGTATATCGCTCTAAGAAGATTATGAATGTGGCAGACTGGTTACCCGTAACAGGAGACGCTACAGGCGCAGCCGACACAGCAGACTCTTATAACGAAGGCGATTACGTCGGCGCAGGCATTAATGCCTTTGCTACTCTGCTTGGCGTTGTACCTGTCGTAGGAAAGCCTGTTGCAAAGGGCGTTAAAGCGCTGGGCGTGGGTGTTAATGAGCTACTGACAGACGGCAAGTTCTTAAAGAACTACGGCGCAGAGGCAATGGATAAGCTAGATGAATTAGCTAAATTAGCTACAGCCGGTACCACTAAAGCAAATGCTCTTATAAACGCCACAGTAGAACAAGGTAAACAGGTAGGAATTCGCCTTAACCTGAACTCAAAAATACCAGATGCACCGAAGGGAATGGATAAGCTCCAGACCCTACACGACAAGAACTATAACGGCCCCGCCCTGTCCTACGTCCCCCACGCCACTGTCACCGATGTGACCTTTAACGTCAGTCAAAAGGGCAGACAGGGGATTGCAGCCAAGATCAGCGGCATGGACGTCCCAGAAGCCAAGAACAAATTCCCCGCCATGTCAGTTGATGGAAAGCTCGCCTCCTCAGAGAATGTTATCTCTAAGGGCGGTGATGGTGTCATTGAGATTGGGTTTAACCCCAAAGCACACCACCTCTTCATCGACATGAAAACCGGACAGGCAGTTAAGGGGGCTAAAGTAGCTACCGTGGTAGGCGACCGAGTTTATGCAAAAGGCGTCAAATACTACAAAAAATCCGAGGCACCAGAGCCCCTGAACGCATCAGACGGCACGGAGCTTCCTAGCGAAGTGAGGTTTAACGAAATGAATAAAGGCGGTGTTGTCCGACGCGGGCAAGTTGACGAAGAGGAAATGGATAGCGGCACCCAAGAGGAGCTAGACACATCCTTGCGGGCAGCAGCTGAGACTGACGATATTATAAGCACACCCGCTGAAAGAGATGCACGGAGAGAGGGGCCGTCTAATAGGCTTCCTGCCGCGCAAGGGGATTCCCCCATAGAAGACAATACTAAGCCCCAGACTGTAATCAGCATGTCCCACGGCGGCATGGCTATGGGCTCCATGATGGGTCTTATGGGACCCGATAATATTACGGGCACCGATCCAGTATCAGGCAACCCCATTCCTATTGGTTCCTCTGCTGAAAACGTCAGAGATGATATCCCCGCTGCACTATCTGCGGGAGAGTTTGTCGTCCCAAATGATGTGGTCCGGTGGTTTGGTCTGAAACGATACATGGACATGCACCAAGAGGCCAAGATGGGTCTCATGATGATGCGTGAGATAGGACAAATCAAAGGTGACGAGGAAGATGAATATGAAGAAGATTGTGGCTGTGGTGAAGAAGGTTGTCCCCTATGCGAAAGTACTGATGACAGTTCTTACGGCTGCGGCGATGAAAATTGCCCTGTGTGTATGGGAGCTCCTAAAGAAGGCAGCGAAGAAGACACAGGAGATGATGAAGACTATCCAGAAGCGCCTAGAGCGGAAGTCATAGTTGTCGAGGAAGAATATCCTCTAGATGAGGATTCTGCGGGAGTGGAGTCGTACCCAACCAAGGTGAGTCAAAAACCCAAGGGCTAATGATTTGGGCTACCCAGCACGGCCCCCAAACTAGAGTAAATTAAAATGGCTAAATACCGTGGTTCCCAGTCGGACCAGTTACAAAATGAAATTAACGAGCTTGAGAAAAGCATAAACACCACTGAGCTACCAGAGACAATTCCCGTAGAAAGTGGGGATGAATCGTTTAAAAAGCGCTATGGTGATTTGCGTAGGCACCTACAAACTATCCAAACACAAAAGGATGGGGAGATAGATGCTCTCAAAGATCAGTTAGATGACGCTACTAAGGCCCAAATTAAGTTTCCAAAAACCGATAAGGAAATTGCAGACTGGAGTGGGCGCTATCCAGAGGTAGCCAAGATCATAGACACGATTGCGCAGAAACGTGCAAATGAGGTTCTAGAGACGGGTGAGAAGCGGATTGCTAACTTAGAGAAGCTCGAACAAAACATGAACAAGGATAAGGCAGAGGATCATCTTCGCAAGCTCCATCCAGACTTTGATAAGATACGAAACTCCACAGCCTTTCACGAGTGGGTCATGGTGCAGCCTCAGTGGGTGCAGGACTCTCTTTATAAGAACTCCACAGACGCAATGTCCGCCAGTAGGGCCATTGATCTGTACAAAGTAGATACCGCAGGCAAACGACGGCCCTCTAATGGTGCCGGAGCAGCACAAGCAGTATCTAGATCTAACTCAGCAGCACCATCAGGACGAGGCCAATCTAAGTTCAGTGAAAGCCAAGTTTCTAAGATGTCTTCAGCTGAATATGAGAAAAATGAGCCAGCTATCATGGATTCTATGCAAAAAGGTTCCTTTGTGTACGATCTTTCTGGCGCAGCTAGATAATACCTCTTGAGAAACCCTTAATTGAGTGATATAATTCTACAATAGGAAGACCCCTTAATTGGGGGTTTCTCTCTCGCTCCGATTCAGGAGTATAGTAAGGCCGCTTACAGCCCACCCTTACAAACCACACCCAACAGAAGTTTTGACGATAAGTCCACCAGTTTAGCTAGGCCCGTGATGGTTCAAAAGAGGTGTCGATCAACCCTCCTTGTACATCATGCACCCTAAAGCTGTAACAGCCGCTTCGCAGTCGTCTTCTGGTTTTAAGCTCGTCCCGCTCTGGGACTTTGTCTAACGCCACTAGGAGTACAACTCATGGCTTTTCCATCAGCAAACGGTTACACCAACCTACCAAACGGCGCGTTCAGCCCCGTAATTTACAGCAAAAAAGTGCAGCTCGCTCTGCGCAAAGAGTCTATTGTAGAAGGCATTACTAACACCGACTACATGGGCGAAATCGGTTCAATGGGCGATTCAGTTCGCATCATGAAAGAACCTACGATCACTATCTCGGACTATAAGCGTGGTACCGCCTTGGCTTCTCAAGACCTTGCGGACACCGATTTTTCTTTGGTCATCGACCAAGCGAATGCGTTCCAGTTCCAAGTAGACGACATTGAAACTCAACACTCACACCACAACTTCATCAGCCTTGCTACAGACAATGCAGCATACAAGCTGAAGGACGCTTTTGACCAGAACGTATTGGGCTACTTAGCCGGTTACGACTGGGGCGGTTCTTCTTGGGCTGCTCGTACTACTCAAGCTGGTACCAAAGCCGACACAGGTACTGGTGCTGACGAACTGTTTGTAGCTAACAAGCTCGACGCAGCTACCTTCGGTGGAACTGCTGGTAACTCTCTGCCTTTGGCAGCGGGCGGCGGTGCGGGCGCAATCACTTCTCCACTAGCTATGCTTAACCGCATTGCTCGTCAGATGGACCAAGCAAACGTAGCAACAGAAGATCGTTGGTTCGTAGCTGATCCAGTATTCTACGAGTTGCTAATGGATGAGAACAGCAAGTTGATTAATAACGACTTTGCTGGTGGTCAGGATGCAGGCGACGTTCTTCGTAACGGACGTGTTACATCTGGTCTGATCCGAGGCTTCAAAGTCTATAAGTCTAACAACCTCCCATACGCTGGTACAGGTGCTGGTACTGCTGATGCAGACGGCTCTGATACTAACTTTGGTATTGTTGTTGCTGGACACCAGTCAGCAGTAGCTACAGCTCAGCAAATCTCTAAGACGGAGAGCTTCCGCTCACCCGATACGTTTGCCGATGTGGTCCGTGGAATGAATCTCTTCGGTCGCAAGATTCTGCGTCCTGAGTGCCTGTTCACTGCGGAATACAACGTAGCATAAGTAGTTTGGTTAAGGGGGGTCTTTCGGGGCCTCCCTTCCTTTTATCTTTTAAAAAGTGAACTAGATGCCCGCTACTTTTATAGAGTTATCAAACAGAGTTTTACGACGCCTTAATGAGGTGGAGTTCAGTTCATCTGACTTCCCCACAGCTAGAGGTGTGCAGGCTCTTGTTAAGGACGCAGTCCAAGCGTCAATTGCATCTATTAATCAGTCTGAGTTTGAGTGGCCCTTTAACGCAGCTGAGCACACCCAGACCCTTGTGGTGGGACAAGAAGAATACGACTGGCCTAACTTTTTTAAAGTCGTTGATTGGAACTCTTTTCAAGTAATTGAGTCAGCCAGCGGCACGAACAAATTTACGCACCTAAACTATATTGGTCGAGACGAGTACTACGATAAGTACCGAGACGACGACAATCAATCCGATGCAGCAGGTCGAGCCCGTCCAAAGATGGTGTTCCCTAGTCACGGTAATGGTTTTGGCGTAACTCCATCTCCCGACAGCACGTACCAAGTACGGTTCCGGTATTTTCTGAACTACGCAGATCTAAACCTGTATGACGATCAGACTCGCGTTCCTGAGAGCTTCTCCAGTGTCATTGTAGATGGTGCCCTGATGCACATGTACATGTTCAAAGATAACGTAGAAGCAGCACAGATTGCACAGTCCTTATTTGCTCAAGGTCTCAAGAATTTACAGACCCTCTACATTAATAACTACGAGTACATTACCGACCACAGAGTTGCCTTTTAATGGCGGATAGAATCCAGTCATATAAGGTTATTTCTTCTGGTGGGTTAAACTCTACAGAGAACCACCTAGACCTAGCTGAGAACTTTCCAGGATCAGCTACCCGTCTCGTTAATTACGAGGCCGGCATGTATGGTGGTTATAGAAGAATAGACGGGTATCAACCTCTAGATACCGCAACCGCAACTGAATTTGTAGGGACAGCAGCAGAGGCAGAGGGAAAAGTACTTTGCTTGGCTATCTTCAGAAGCACTTTATACAACAATGCGGACCTCCTAGCAGCTAGAAAAGACGTAGGTGCTAACTCTTACTCTTTCTACAAATACCTTCCTTATGCTGGTTGGTCTAAGCTAGATACGGGGACTACCCGCGCCATGACGTCAGCAAATGGCTTCGTGACGGTGAACCGAATACGTTTTGTTACCTTTAACTTTGGTGATGGAAATAAGATTGCTTTTGTTGATGGGGTCAATGCTCCCATAGTTTTTGATTCCACTACTTGGCAGGAACTTACAGTAAGCGGGGCGGGTACCTCTACTGATGGTGGTGGCGACCAGCTCGTGGACACCCCCTCATTGATTGATGTCTTTGAGAACCACATTTTCCTTGGTGGAGATGGTGGACAGCAGGCCATAGTATGTCACAGCGCACCACAGGACCCTTATAACTTTAATGTATCGGCAGGCGCAGGGCAGCTTAATACAGGCTTTGATGTTGTCCAGATCAAGCCCTTCCGAGACAACCTGTTTGTGTTTGGTAGCAATGCTATTAAGCGCGTATCCACAGACCTAACTCTAGGTTTCTTGTTAGATCAGGTAACCACTAATGTTGGTTGTATTGCCGCTGACTCTGTATTGGAGATTGGTGGTGACCTAGTTTTCCTAGCCCCAGATGGACTTAGACCCGTAGCGGGAACAAGCCGTATTGGTGACGTCGAGCTGGAGACTATTTCTAAGAGCATTCAGGCTCTTCTTGTAGATATGCCAGCAGACTATGATTTAGATAGTGTACTTGTAGGGGTGGTGGTTAGGACTAAGTCCCAGCTGCGATACTTTATGAGCGACGCCTCCGTAGGGATATCTGAAAGTAAAGGTATCATTGGTGGCCTGAGAACGGCTGACCAGAAATTGGGATGGGAGTTTGGTGAGTTACTAGGTATTCGCGCCTCCTGCTGTACGTCTGGCTACATAGGCCGAACTGAGTATGTTTTACACGGGGACTACAATGGCGGAGTTTATCGACAGGAGCAGACTAATACTTTTAACGGCTCCGGTATTACAGGAATATATAGTACGCCTTACTTTGATTTTGGTGACACTGAAGTTCGAAAGATTCTACGTCGTCTAAACACCTTCATACGGTCGGAGGGTCCTCTGGAGATGAACGTCTCCGTTGCCTACGACTGGAATGACACAAACACAGCTAAACCTGCTTCTTACTCTCAGGCCTCCGCAGGAGCTCCTGTAGTCTACGCAGGTCGTGACATCAATTATGGTGGCGTCAACATTAAGTACGGCGGCAACGAAAAGCCGATCATGTCCACCGACATTCAGGGCTCTGGCTATGCAGTAAAAGTCACCTTTGTAACACTAGGTGAGAATAGCGCTCATTCAATTCAGGGAATGGTTTTCGAGTTCTCTGTGGCAGGGAGAAGATAATATATGGCTGGATACACTAGACAGTCGGTTGCAGACATTCTCAATGGCGAGAACGTCACAGCACCCCCGTTAAATGCGGAGTTTAATAGGTTACAAGGGGCCTTTAATCACACTACAGGTCACTTGCACGATGGCTCTGCCGGTAGTGCCCCAAAAATTAATCTGGCAACATCTGTTACAGGGTACCTTTCTGAGGACAGTGGTGGTGTTGGTGGTAAGAATTCTGTGTCCCAGACATCTAACCCCACGCAGACGGATGATGCAAATGATGGGTACGCTGTAGGCTCTATCTGGATAAACGTAACAGCAGGAAAAATATTTCAGTGCCTAGGCAACGCACTAGGGGCAGCAGTCTGGCATGAACTAACTACATTTAACGCACAAGGGCATATTATACCCTCTACAAGTGGCGTTAAGGATCTAGGAAGTACTAGTTATGCGTTCAGAGACATACACCTGTTTGGCACGGCTTATGCGGCCAACCTCAATGGTGCGTTAGGTGGCACTACCCCTGCGTCTGTTACCGGAACTAGTATTACCGCTACTTCTGCCTTCTACGGTGACCTCACAGGTGATGTAACAGGCAATGTCGCCGGAACTACAACTGGTATTCATGTAGGTGACATCTACGCCGACAACGGCACCAGCTTAATTCTACAGAATGGGGCTGACGGAACAGGGGCAGCATTCACTGGCTCTGTAACGGGTAGTCTTATTGGTAATGCCGCAGGTAGCCACACAGGAACCTTTACCGGAACTGTAGATGGTAACAGCGTAGCCATAACTAATGTTGGAACACCTGTTGAGAACACTGACGGTGCTAACAAAGCGTATGTTTTAAACCAGTTAAGCTTAGGCGTTAACAGCGTAGATCAATTCCGCGCAGATGCTCAAGATCTAGCAATCAGAGCTGAAGACTCACAATACACAATCTCTACAGGCGTCTCTGGATACTCTGCGCTTCACTACGCTGCTAAGGCAGCTGCAAGCCAGATAGCCAGTGCTTCCTCAGAAACAAACGCAGCCAGCTCACAAAGTGCTGCGGCCAACAGCGCTCTAATAGCCCAACAAAAAGCAGGGATAGTTAGTAACGCAGTAGATGCGCTTGAACGACCACTCATAGGGGCACTTATATAATGTCAACTCTTGCATACTTTAACGCACGTCAGTCGGCGTCAGAAGAAGCTATAGCGGCACTCAGCACCACGCTGGATGTACCAACAGTCCGTGAACTAATCGTTTGTGTCAAAACCCTCGAACTCATGGAGGATTATGCAAACGCCACTGGGTACACTGCACTAATTGAGAAATTAGTAGGTGCAGCCCGCACGGTAATGACCCAAACATTGGCCCAAGATGACATGATGTATGTCGCTCGTGCCATCTCCTTTGGATCTACCATAGCACTAGGCTCAGAGTTGCGTTGGCAGCTCCAGAACCAAGACAGTCACAACATCGATATCAACGGCGAAGTTGTGGCAGGACAGCGGACGATTGAGTCTTTTGGTGATGTCGTCCTTGAAACTTTCTACGCTGCATCAGCGGCTTAATCACAACGGAGTAACCTAATGGCTACAATTACCCACACCGTTACAGTCGCTAACTACGCAGGCGAAGGTAACCGAATTAAAATTGATGGTGCTAAGCATCCTAACTTATTCTTTGCTCGTGGAAACACTTACGTCTTTGACGTTAGTAGTTCTACTGTCACAGGACACCCCCTAGCGTTTTCTACTACCCTTAACGGAACACACGCCTCTGGTGCTGCTTTTGTTACAGGTGTGACTACAACGGGTACAGCAGGGTCTGCTAATGCAACAATAACTTTGGTCTGCGCAGCAGCTACACCAGATTTGCTTCACATCTATTGTGGCGTTCACTCGGGAATGATGGGCACTACAGCGTCTATCAAGACAAGTGGTGTCATCTTAGCTGATCACGCAGTTGACGCATTCTCCACTAACGTGTCCATCTTTGCTAATACCATTGCTAGAGAGATTCCTACTAAGATTGAATCTATCGCAACGGCTCTGAAAAACCACACTAATACAGAGCTAGGTGACATTACCGCGTATGTTAATACTTCTCTTGGTTCTATTCTTTCAGAACTTAACGAGATGGCTGGTAATATTGCTAAAGAGCAGGTAGAATACGAAGAGCAGTTCGACACTGCATTTAGTACACTACAGACTAATCTAGGTACCTACACACAGGATGTGGCCTCTTACACTCAGGCTCAAATCCAAACCCTAATGTTTACTGGGGCAGTACCTTCCTCCGACATCAGCTATGACTCAGACGGGCGTCTAAGTTCCATTTTGTCTAACGGCAAACTGACTTGGAACATTACCTACGACTCTGATGGCAACATGGAATCCTTTAAAGAGAATGTCACTATCGGTGGCCAAATCTTTACACGGACTTACACCGTCAATGTGGACAGCGGCACAGGCCAAATTACCAACATTGAAGTAGTCTAAATAACAAGGGGCTAACATGACAGACTTATGGCTAAACAGCCGTGTTAAGAAGCTTGAAAGCACATCGACCTCAACGGCCCCTACGGGGTCGGTGCAAAGTTTGTTTGCGGTATGGGATAGGTTTGGTGCAAATTCTGGTTCACCCTACAGTGAATCAGATGGCAACATAAATGGTGCTAACGTCTATACTCTCAACACGTATGGATACAAACTTATAAATAGTAGGTTGGCTCAGGATAATAGTAACACTTCCTTTGTTGGCACGACACGCGGCCCCACACTAGACTCTTGTAATGTCACCCATGCCGACTTTGATACAATGGCGTTTCAAGAAAGCCGTAAGGTGGGGGGCTACCCTGATACCAGTAACTACAGTTATCCTCCCATTGGTATCCGTATGATGGCTGTAGAGAATACTACAGCTGCCGACATCACCCATGCCCTGTCAGTTCTTCAGTCTGCGTACTCTAGTTACAGTCATTGCAGCACATGGGTGGTAACACCAAACACTCTTGTTGATGGAAAATATACAGGGGTTACAGAGACTTCTGTAGGGGCAACCAGTAGCCGAAATGGCGAAGCAACTGTTCAAGTAACAATTCCTGCGAACACAGTGGCTATGATTTTCAATATCACACATTGGAAGTATTACGGAGAGAACCAAGCGTATCTGGGTACCCATTTAAACGGCTTTCATAACCTGTCTACGTTCTTTTCAAACACAGGCCTAAAGCCCCGTAACGATTTTGTAAAAGCTGCCTATGAAGGTGGTGTGCCAGACCAAGGCTCTGTCGGCCCCTGGAATTACTGGAATAATATAATTCTCAATAAAACAACCACGCCGACAGGCTATTCACATCTGGAGTAACTAGTTCTATGAAAGCTCACATTTTAAATGCCCTTGCGCAAAATGAGGCCTCTCTATCTGGAGCTTCCCCCAGCGCTGGAGCAGTCCCTTACATTGCAAACATAAACCCGAGAGCGGGCAACGCACACACTTGGCCAGCCATAACTAAGATGTACAATCGCGGCTCAAACGGCGCAACGGGAGGATTTACTAGTAGTGGTTACTGGACTAGTTATTATACCTACGGAGCAAACCAAAATTCGTATATCCAAACTTGTGGCTTTGCATTTCCCAATCTTAGACAAAATAGCTGTAGCTCCGGTGAACACATGAGTGGCGGTCCACATAGGGCAATTTATTCAAAGGGCGGTCTGATTGGAGTAAAGGGAGCAAAAAGCGTAAGCAACAACAACACCTCTTACGGGCCCTTTAGCCAGATTCTCATTTTTCTAAAGAATGTTACTGGTAGTACTATAACTCACACCATG